CCATCAGATGGTGAAAAGTTTCGCAAAGTGGGAAGAGCAACAGATGTAGTTGTTGTGGTGTCAGCTGCGGATTCAGCGCACAAAAAAGACAACAACTGAGGTTTAACGTCTCGTGTACCACCGGTGAGCATAAGCATGGAGGAATTTCCTCGATTTCGCCTGTTTCGGTTTCGTCGACGTGGATTGTTGTTATTTGCATTCATGAGTTTCTCGAGTTTCAAAGGTATCAGGTAACCGCTATGGTTAATTCGAACGGGGTGTGACCGGCACCCCGCCTGATACCACTGCCAAGGGGATTACTTCTTGACTCGACCTCTAAAGCGTGATCTCTTAGCCTTACCGGCGCGCACATGTTTCAGATCAGCGTCTTTTGGGGTGTCAGGAAGTGGAATCTCAACAAAAGGGTCATCCTCAGCAGAAGGGTAGAGTTCGCCATCGACAACGACAGAATTCTTGGGCAAGCTTGGGACAGTTGGTTCCATTAACAAAGGAGGTTGGAGAAGCATGCATTGGGCGGAAGTATAGCCACAAGGCAACAATTCATTCTCTTCTTGCCAAATCTTGAGAACACGTTGTAACCACAAGTTAAACCGTGGCATGCACATTTCAGGGAAACTCGCATTCCAAACGTCCATGTAAAATTGTTGAGGATCATTTGGATACTGGCCTTCATCAGCGTGTTGGAGAGCCCAAATCTTCAAGTGATTCGTATTAAGATCTGGGTCAAATACGGATAAGACCATGCGGCAATAAACACCTAAAACAGGAGTGCAGCCATCTGTCAGAGCGAAAGCTCTAGCCTTTTCGACCAATTTCATCTGGGGTGTAACATTTGACGGGAGACTAACAGTAGTATGGAACTTGGCAAGTTGTCGACGAATGTCGCAACAAGAATTAAGGTTGCCAAACCATACATCTGGTCCATAACAGCGGGCTAAGAATTTGACGCCCAGCTGACCACGTTCAATAATGTCAACCGTAAGGACTTGCCCAATCATCTGAGCAGCTAACCTGTACGTATCAGGTTCGAGGTCTGAAGAGACCCCGTCATCTCCACCATAGATGCCCAACATAGAGTACGCGACATCTGGCTCAATGTAACCACCGTTGATCTTAGTCAAACGGTAAGCCAGGAAAGCGACGAAAGCATTGGCAAGGGAGTTAAAACCTGCGGTTTCAGGTGAACCGGAGCAAC